TCTAAAGAAATAGTAGGTCTAAAGATAATTCTTGCTGGTTTTCCTTCCTTATCCAACATTTGTATCAAAATGATATACAAAATTATCTTTAAATAGTTTTTTAAATATTATACATAAAATTTAATATAGGAGCAAAACTATAATTTAATACAGTAAGAGGGGAAGAGGAAACCTCCTTCAAAGAGCTTTATTTTCCTCTTCTGCTCATGTAACATCAATTTTTTCATCTTCTTTAATAGATTTATTTATACCTAAAGCAGATGCAAATTCTTTCTGAGTCTCAATGATAGTCCCTTGATTAGTTGCAAGACCTTTACAAATTCCATACAACTCTACAATATTCTTTGAATTAATATTGACCATTTCTGAAATATCCTTGCTCTTTTCAATAATATTAAGATAATTGACAATATCCCTATGGTCAGTAGATTCAATCTCAGGTCTCAGCTTAGGTGGACTCTTATCAAGCATCATGTCTCCTACAGTGTAAGTAAATCCATCTTGTACTGATTGTATAATTTCAGGTTCTCTTACAGGGACAGCAATATGAGGTTTCTGAACTATCTCAGGAAGTCCCAGTCTCATTTTAAACTTTTTTTGAAACCAGACACCACACTTATATGCATAATCATTTAAAATGTCCTCAATCCCCTCAATTTCAGACTCAGGAATATTGATTCTAGGCAAAATAACAATTATTTTATTTACCTTTTCAGACTTGATTTGTCTGTAAATTACAGTCCCTAAATTTTCCATTGGGTGACTATACTGAAAACACTTGACTCCACTCCTAAAGCTCCAGTCCCTATCCCATTTTCTCTCAATTTTGTCAATTTCCAAATTGACGTTATAGGAGAAAGTTGACTTTTGAATTTCAATCATGTTCAGTGTGGGTCTGGAAGTAGTTGACACAACAGGAGAAAAGTTGGTTGACACAACAGGAGTGGGGGTTTTTTTGGTCTTTTCATAGAACTTTGGATTGCCTTTTTCATTACTGCAAAGTATGTATCCCTCTTGCTTTAATTGATTTGCTATAACAGATATAAATTGTCTACTTAGCTTTAATTCTCTAGCTATTCCTGATGCATGTTTTTTTGCACATAAAAGTCTATAAATCCTCTCTTTATTGTTCATCCTCAACCACCTCTATGTCAACCTCTATGTCAACGACAAAGATTAACACTCTAATAATTTCTGGGTAAAAAAAGAGAATGGAAAAATAGCTTTTAATGTTTATTGTTTTTTCAAAAATGTAGTTTTATTATAAATGCATGAAAAACATAGATTTCTATAAAAATTACAGTAAAAGTTAAATATTAATTCTTGACCTCAGAGTTTATTATCATGTTGTTTTATTTCTCTATAATTTTGAATTTAGTCTTACTTGTAAAACCAAACTCAGATTCCAACTTCTGTGGATGCGTATAATGAATTGCCTTCCAAATCTCATAAGCCATGTACTCTTTATCATTCATTCTTATCCCTTCTGTTGTACAATCCAATCTTTCTTAAATCTCCTGACATCTTTAATATATCTATTATGATGATGATAACAAAAACCTGTTGATTTCACTACTGGAAATTTACCACATATCGGACAAAACATCATATTTTATCCCTTCTTAAAGAATCTTTTAATATTATCCCAATACACTATTAACATCATAATACCACAAAAGGGTAATAACACTAATATATAGTTTGTGACATCGCAAATCACATAATCGCAAGGGTTCATATATTCAACTACCTTAGATAATAATGTCCATATCCTTTCTTTGTGTTTTTAAACTCTGGAGAAACATATCCAATTCTTGTATTATGTGTTTTCTTTTCACGTAACGCTTTAAGTCCTCGTCTTGCTTTTTCTTTAGATAAATATAATGACTTGTTTGTTTGCCATTTTTTGTTTCCCTTTTTTCTAAAATATACTTTGTAAGGCATTTTCTTTTTTCACCCCCTTTCTTTTTTTCATAGATATGTAATCAACTTTTACCATGTTAAGTTATCCCTTCTTGAACCAATATACTTTTACATTTTGACTGTAAATTCTTTCAATAATCAAATCTTTTAGCATCAAACGATACAATGCTTTTTGAATAGTGAACCTATGATAATGTAAATCATCAATCATATTCTGAAGAATAGCACCTTCAGTTTTTCTTTTTAAATATTTCAATACTTCCTTATCAATATCTTTTACCATGTCTTTCTATCCCTCATAAATTATACAATCGTTTTTCCAATTTACTTGGTTTTGTAAGTCTTTCAATATCAATTTTATCAAGATACCAATAAGTATACCAACATTGATTTGTAGCATCCCAAAGTTTAAACTTATGAAAATTAACATTTTTGTAATTCTTTGTTTGATGTAACCATTTTATTTTTGCTTTTAAATCAATCCAACTCATGTTATCTTATCCCTCTTGTATTTCTCTTATTTTCTCTTTACATCTTCTCATTTGTTCTTGATTTTGTATGTTCATAAACCCAAATATAATCACCATGAAATTGCACCATCTTATCCCTCCAAGTGTTCAGGACAACGCCATTCAACACCACAATATTCAAGAACTCTCTTACATTTGTTACATATCAACCTTCCAAATTCATCTTGTCTGTCAGTAACATCTCTAATCATATCAAGTCCTGATGCATCATGGTCTCCAAGATATAATATTTTCATTTTCAACCACCTATCTTCTCAAATCTTTCAGATGAATGCTGTAATAGTTTTCTTTCACTTATCAGTTTTGATATGTATTTTGTTAATCTTTCTTTTCCTCTGATGTCTGGTTTAAATTTTGGATTGTCTTTAAAGAAATCTTCTATAGTAAATTTAGTTCCTATCTCCAGCTCTTTAAACCACATTTCAAATTTGCTTCTTTTTCCTTTATAGTTCGATTTCTTTTCAGGTTCTTTTTTCGTAACAGTATTCTCCACAGGAATACTAGCAACATCTTTATTGGCAACTAGGGTCTTTTTGCTCTCAGCTTGCTCTTTACCCCCTTCATTTAGCCATTCATAGAAATCATAATAGACTTCCATTGTCTTATCTTTTGATTCTTGTTCAGTCATTTTCATAACAAATCTGTAATTGTCATAAAATGTTAATAATTGCCTTAGTGCTTCCTCAAACATTTTTTTTGTTTTCATTATATCACAACTCTACATAATAATATTTCATCTCTTTTTTTTCATTATAATCATGCCAGTACCAATTTTCCCATGTGGTCTGCTTAGTTTTCATCTTCCAACAGCTTCTCTAATTTCTGACTTTTAATATCAACAATCCACATGAGATTATTTATGTCTTTTTCCAATGCTTTAATCTGTTCTATTTTGTTCATCTATGACCACTTCAAAGATTTCTCCCTCAGCTTTTTTATAGTATACCCATTTGTTAGGGGTATATCTTCTAATTGTTGTAAATATTTCTACATTTCCTACTGTCTCAAATATCAACAGAATCAAGTCTGTCTTAGGTAATGGATAAGCACCATTTCCATAAGTTGTGTCGTATTTGATTAGCTCTGGGTTTAAATCATTGTAATGTATCTTAATTGCTTCCAACAGCTTTGCTTTTTTGATTCCTTCAGTGTCATTGAATACCTTTAGCTTATAGTACCAATGACTGAATTTTATTTTATGCATTACATCCACTCCCATCCATGAACAGGACAAGCATAACAATCTCCACCACAATATTCAAGAACTCTCTTACATTTGTTACATATCAACCTTCCAAATTCATCTTCCATTTTTATCACCTACTTATTTTGTTTATTTAATTTCCTTTTTCTCTGCTTGTTTGCATTGTTTCCTTTAGTACCTGAAGTGTAACAAGTTCTGCAAACTCTTCCATAACATTTTTTTCCACAGAGATAGCAGTTTCTTATTCTATCAGACATTTAATCATCTTGTATTGCTTCAAGTATTAGGTCATGCCATGATTTATTGCCTTTTGCTTTCAACAGCTTCTTAAATTCTTTTTCATCAAAACTTACATTTATTGTTCTTACCATTTTATTTCAACTCCTTTATCTTATTCATTATATCTAATAGTTCTTTTTTATGCTCCTTTTTTTGTCTGGTGTCCATGAAAGCTGTACTCCTAGTTGCAACCATTCTCATTTTTTCATAGTTAATGATAGCTCTCATGTGTAAATTAATAGCTTTATCAATCATCTCAATTACTTCTTTTTTCATTAAAACAGCTCCTTATTTATTAATAACATAGTTCCACAGAAAAAACATACTACTGTCAAGAGAGGTAACAATATATCAACTAAATTTACTTCAACTGTGCAACAGGACTGATGCATATAACTTGGACTGTCTAATTGTATCTTTATAAATGATATTATTGATATGGCTATTAAAATCAATCCTGACAGTCTTTCTTTAATCATGCCACTTAGGGTCATACTCAACTCCTAGAAGGTCTCTTACCTTGTCTCTAGCTTCTTTAAGCTCATTCAGGTCTGTTGATTCCACACTGAAAAAGAAAGTAGGTCTGTCTGCAACTGACTTGTTTCTGATGCCTATTATTTTCATGTTTAATTCTCCATTGATTCTTTAAAAATAAGTTCGTCATATTTCTCTGGATGATACTTTTTCAAATAGTTCCTAAATTTTATTTCGTTTTCACTAATCATTTTTAGCACCTTCATAAAATGTTATTTTTACATCAGCAATTAAATCTTTATGATTCTTTGGAAATTCTTTTTCATATTTTTTTCTTTCTGCTGAAATCTTTATTCTTAAAACTCTAATCAATTCATCTATAGACCCATATTCACAGAAAGACCCTTCTGATAATACATATCTCATTTTATCATCTCCATAAAAAAAGGATTAGGAGCTTTCTAGCTCCACAATTTTCTTTTCAAGTATCTTAGCACCAACTTTTTCCATTTCAATCTGTTTGTCGTAACTCTTCTCTTCCTGAGCTATTCTAGTTACTGCTTGAGCAAGACCAAACTGAGTGAATCCTTCCTGTGCAAATTGTTTTAAGAGAAGCTCATTCCTTTCTTTAGGAAGCTCATACTCTTTGACAACATTGTTGACAGCTACAATAGGGTTCTCAATGACTGTAGAAGCTACTTGATTGATTTGTTCTACCCATTTCCTGAATATCTCAACACTAAATGTTTGGTTAACCATATCTCTTATTTTGCTCCAGAGTGCTTCATCTTCTAGCTGTAATGTCAAATCAGACCAGTCAATCATACCAGTACCTCTAGCTTTTCCTAGATGTACTCTGCTAAAAGTCTTTTCACTAATCATTCCATTAGAACATGATAAAACATTCATAAAAGGCATGACCTTGTATGCACCAGCTCCAACCTCACTGTTGGTAATGATGATACCACCTTCAACAGCTTCTCCTACTTTGCCTTTGTTTGGGAAGATTTCATCTTTGAGCTTACCAGATATTGCTTTAATATAGAGCTTAGTTTCAGTCAAATCAGCTCTCTTGATATATATCTGCATATCTTTTTCTTTGTTCAAGACATCAAATCTGTCCATAGCATTGAACATGACATCATAGTTGTCTATAATTCTGTATCTATCAGATAATAATGCTCTAGCTCTACCATCAAGAATCCTTACAAGTCTCTTATCCTTCTCTCTGATTAGCTCATTGATATTCTTGACCAACAGCTCAGGATGGTTCTCTCTGAGTCTCTCATAGAACTTGCTAGGAATACCAGTCTTTGTACTGACTTGTTTATGACAGTAAGGAGTAAGTTCAAAAGATTTCCTACCATATTCATTAGGGACAGGAATAGAGAGCTTTATTTTTTTCTCTCCTACATCATATTCAGATTGTATCTGCTCAGAAGGAATGATGTAATCCTTCTTAGTGTCTTTTTGTTGTTTCAGCTTCTTAGCTAGTAATACTAGCTTATCCATATCGTTTGTTTTCTCATACATTATATATCACATACCTGCTTACTAAGTAACTAATATGGACTCCATAGTATATATACTTTTCTTGTAAAAATGTCATATAGTTAAAAAAAGATGTATTATTAAAAAAAGAAAAGTGTTTTATGGTCTTTTCCAGATTTTACCTAGCTGTTTATAAGTTCTCCAAGACACAAGATACTTTCTAGGGTCATAATAAGGTTTACTACTTGACCAATTTATGTATTTCATCTCAGACCTGTATCCAGCATTCTTAACAATCCTTTCAGCTTGGTCAATGGTATCACAGACAACAACAAATTTATTAATTTTACCTCTAGCTTTTCCCCATCCAGACATAAACTTGTCAGTCATGGTGACATAATATTTTTTCTTGGTCTTTCTTTTTGGCATTGTTATTTCCTCCTTTCAATATACCTGACTACAGCTACATACAGGTCAGGGTCAGCTCTGTATTTAGCAAAAAGTTTTGAAATATGACTCTTTTCTTTCCATGTCAGTTTCATTACTTTTTCCTCCTATCCATACATATAAAATTTACTTCTTGAGTTGTTTACCTTTTGAGATGCAATAGAATTATACAAGTCCTTCAGATGCATGTAGTCTACAATATCTCCTTGTCTTGCAAACATTAAAACATCTTTCCAACATGCTTCAAATAGAGCTGGTCTGTCCCCTACTGCTTTCCTCAGTCTTGGTTTAAGTTTTGTAACTTCAGCTCTTGTGAGGTTTTTCCTTCCATACTTCCTGTGCTTTTTCATTACTTTTTCCTCCTCTTTCTATGATAATCAACCCATACAAAATTGTTTGTCAGTCCACCAAATTTTGTTTGAGTAACTCTTGAACTATGACCAGCTTTTCTCAATCTTTTTGCTTCAGCTCTTGCTAATGTTTTTGTAGCAAAATTACCAACCAATAAAAACTCTTTATGATTGAATATTTTAGTATATCTTGTCATTACTTTTTCCTCCTATAATTTTGTTCTCTTTTTTATATAATTAAGAGCTTGTTTTTTTGTATTAAATTCATGGTAAGTTCCCTTTCCTGATGGGGATTTTTTGGTGTATCTTGTACTTTTCACCAACCACTTCTCTTTAAAATTCTGACTTGGTGATAATAGATATAATGCATCTTGACTCTTTGGTGAATTTTTATACCAATATTTATGTTTTTTATGATATTTCCATATCATGTTTTTTTTCTCCTCTTAGTTGTCTTTTTCTTGGTTTTTTTCTTTCTCTTTTTCTTAGGAGCTGACTTTTGACCCATACCTAGATTGAAATCAATCTTCCCCCCAGACTTAGCTCCAAAATCAATAGCACCTTTGCCTTTACCAGTAGACATACTCAGCTCAGTTTTTTTACTACCTCCCCAGTCAATGTTTCCTTTAGAACCAAAGGAAAAGAAATCGCTTTTTTCATTACCATTCTTTCCAACAGCACCTTCATCTAAAGAAACTTTATCTTGACCTCCACCAACAAAACCTGAATCTCTTTCTCTGACAGCTTTTCCCATCTTCATAAGACCACTACCAGTTTTGTAGAGAGGAGCATACTTCATCTTTCTAATGTCAGATTTCAGCTCTTTCTTTTCTTTCTTATGCTTCAAATCTTCCAGCTTCATTTCTCTTTTTTTGACAAGCATAGACCTTTCAGCTTCAAGCTCCATCATGTCCTGTTCTCTAGCTGATTGTTTGTATTCCTTTACCATAGCTTTAACATCAGTATCAGCTTCAAGTTCATCCATAGGTTCTAGCTCAGGGATAGGTTCTTTTTTAGTTCCACCAACTACATTGTATCTACGAGTATCAACAACAGCTCCAGCATTATCTCTTTCAAAATGAGTATGGGTTCTTTTTTTTCTAAACATTATTTTTTCCTCCAATTTATTTTATAATATGAGAGGATGGAAGGTGAAAGGTGGTGAGGAGAGAGAAGGATGGATATCCTCTCATATTATGGAGATGTGATATGGTAAATCTAAACTCTCACTTTCTTTTTAGCTCTTTTTGGTTCTGTCAGTGAGACAAGATTAAGTTCATGTTCTGTCAAATAATCATAGTTATACAGTCCATGTTTAATTGGTACTTGTACTCTGTTTGGGTCTCTCTTCCATGTCTTTACCTTACCATTGACTCTCCATCTCTGAGCAGTACCATCAGAATTTTTTTGTTTTAAATGATAAAGAGTCTGTCCTGACCTCAGCTTCTTAGCTTGATTTAATGTTATATGTCTTGGCATGTTTACCTCCTGAGTATTAATGTTCTACCTTTGAATGGATAAGTTTTACCTTTGTAATCAACAAACCAGTTGTAATTTCTCTGATAAACATTGAATCCTAGACCATATTGCCTACTTGCTTGATTCATTCTAGTTTTAGTGGTCAATGTTTTCCATCCACCATTATTCAATCGTATAGTTTTAGGAGTGACAACGACAACATCTGTGCTGTGATAAGTTACCCTGAGACTTCCTCTGTTCATATCAGCTTTTACAGTAGTTTTGTGACTACCTACTTTACTATAACTTGGCATATTTATTTTCCTCCATTTATTATTATTTTGTCAGTTTATATATTTATTGTTTAGTCTGCATATTTTACTTTTACTGCATATTCTGTATTGAAATGGTAAGAACTGCTATAAAATCTTCTTGTCCATTGTTTAGGAGTCAAAACAGATGTGACAATTTTATAATGTGCTTTTCCTTTTCCTTCAATACCAGATTTATACAATGCAACTAAAAGTTTTCGTCTTTTTTTATTTTTCATATTTAAATCCTCCAGTTCATAAATATCACTATTTGAAATCACAGTCCTATTATAAAAACCCTAAGATTGCCTATTAGTCAAGTAGAGAAGCTTTCCACTCCTTATATTCTTTCAATCCATCTCTTAGCTTCCATCTAGTCCATTTGAAACTTTTTTTAATATGGTACTTGACCCACCTACGATTAACAGGTTCTAATTCTCTTGGAAATATCATAAAACAAAAGAAGATAAAAAAAACAAAAGGAGACAAAATAGTAGCTAAAGACCATTCCAGAGCTATTATTTCATCTTCTCTACAATTATAACCCCAGTATGGTTTATCTTCGCAATAAACATAGCTTGCACCAATGACAAAAAAAGTATAAAGAAAAATGACAAGCATGGAGATGCAGACATACTTGTCAGTTTTAGCTTGTCTCATTGTCTAACTGTTAAGCTGTCACCATCATTTTCAATGATTTCACCAGAATAATCTAAAGTATAGCTCTCATGTATAGCAGACTCAAAATCATCAATCATGCTCTGTCTGGTAACAATCTTCAGTCTCTTCATCATAAACTTAGGTACTGAGTTTTTAATTGTATCAGCATTCAAGAAATAGTCAGGGTTGATAAAGATAGTTAATGAATAAGTGGTATCATCTATCTTTTCAGTTTCAAAGTTAATGATGTTGTCAATATCATTAATTATCTCCCTAGCTTTAAATTCCATAGCATCTTTATGCATCTTGATACTACCAGCTCTGTCAACAGCTTTGGTGAGATACCCATCTTTCTCCAGTCTGGTCAAAACCTTTTTAGCAGACAAAATAAGCTCAAAACGATACTTGTTAATGTCAGCTTTCAACATCTCATGGAGAAAAGAATCCATTTTGTTGAGAGTGTATTTAACCTTCATTTATCCAAATCCCCCTGTAAACGACATATCCTTTCTTTTTGAACATGTCAATCATGGCAATTTTCATAGCTTCAGCTTTAGTGTCAAGACTTGCTAGCTCTTTTTCTTGAGCATCAAATATGTGTTTGGTCTCAGGTCTGTCATATATCTTGTTAGGAAGCTCTGCAACCCCACAACTATCTTTAAATGAAATGATAGTAACTTCTCCATCATCAACATATCTAGTAGATATTACGACATCAACAGACATTGTTTCTTTGGTTGCATAATTCATCTGACCAACAAAAATAGGAGTGTCAGTTTCCTTTCCATCAAACATCTTAAAAAAATCTTCAATCTCCTCTATTTCAAGATGCATACTACTTCCCCTTTTTAGGCAATATGGAAGGGGTTTCATCTTCCCCTTCCTTTGGTAGTGTTGTCTGAGTATCTTTTTCAACAGAAACATGTTGCTCTTTTTCTGCTGGCACACTAGGGGTCAGTGTTTCATCCCATACTTTGACTTTTATCCTAGTTGCACATTTAGGGCATTCAATTATCTCTTCTACTTTGTATTTTTGCTTTTTTGCTTTTTTTTCCATTATTATTTCCTCCATTTTATTCAATTTTTGTTATGCCAAGATGTTCAAAACCCATTCTGATATGATAGATAAATAACCATACCATGTTCTCATAATCTTGTTCAAAAAACAATCTTGGTTCTAATACGAAAGGAATCCAGTTTTTAAACTGAGACTCCAATGGTGTCCCATCTATCTTAGGACTGATTTGATTCCATAGCTCACATGCAATAGAAATCATGCTTACATGACTGTCTCTGTTCTCTTGATTTTTAATATATGATTTTCTGACAGTGATAGCTATATCAGACATCAACTTGAATCTATCTAAAAGATAATCCCTGTATGAAGATTCTGATGCTTGTTCTGTTTCATTATAGTATTCTTGCTCCATTTAGTCCTCAAGATGATATTTCAAATATTTTAGTAGTCTAGTATATAGATAATCAACGTGTGATATTATAGTGAACATTCCAAAGATTAACACAATGAAATAACCAGCTAATATCTGACTGACATCATAAGTGAGTACAAATCCTAGATAACCTAAGACTAATGTTATGCAATACACTAACAAAAACATGTATTTTCTGGTCTTGATTTGTTTATCCAGCTCAGTTAAACACATCTCCTCTCTTTGTTTTTTCTTTTTTCCTCTCATAAAATTTCCTCCTATGGTGGTGTTAATTTTATGCTTTCCAACATGGATGCTATATAATTTAATTTGTTCTCCAGCATTGGTATTGTGGTTTCTTTCAATTCAGCAAAATCCATATATGTTTGCATTGAAAGAGCAAAAGTAATCCCAGTGATACAAATCAAAATAATATAGAACATGGTCATTTGCTTTTTGAAAAATAGGTTCTTAGTTATCTGATTGTTAATGTAACCTAACAGCAAAGCTCCAGCTTGTTGAGGATTTGTCTTAGACTTCTCTTCATGGAATCTCAAAGGAATCATGGTCTCAGGGTCTAAAAACAAAGCTGGCACATTACTTGGAAGAGTGACTATGCTTGCATCATCTATTTCTGCATTTAATATTTTATTGCCATTAACATCCAAATAATATACTCCTTTTTTATCAATCAACCACAACTTAGTTTCATGGATAATGACATCATCATCAAGATTCTTAATTCTTGTAGTTATCCTCTTTCCTCCCTTATGAACAAAATAGATGATACCATAGTTCTTATGTCTTGTTTTTCTCATTATCTTACATCTCATGTAAGGGTCAAGAAAGAACCATCCTAGTATCAATCCTAGAGGTAAGAAACACATCATACCAAATAACCATAACAATAAAGCAAGACCTGAACTGAAATCTCCTACCATCTGATATAAAAATATGATACCAACAATTCCCAGTACAGACAACCACATGATAGCTTTGTCCCAGTCAATTTTTTTTGTCTCTTTTATTACTTTGACTGACTGTATCTTTTTTTTATCTGTTTTTACTGGTTGTTGCTTTACTGGTTCATACTTTATTTCTTTAGGTTGTTGCTTTACTGGTTCATACTTTATTTCTTTAGGTTGTTGCTTTACTGGTTCATACTTTATTTCTTTAGGTTGTTGTTTTACTGGTTCATCATCTTTAAACAATGTATCAACAACAAATTCAACATCTTTAGCTTCCAATTCTTTTTTCTTTTTATCCACTTCTCTTTTTGAAAAAGGATTTACCATATTTTCATCTCCTCAGTTATCCATAAATTCCTTCATCATCCTCTGATGGAATTACATAATCAATAGGTTCTTTTTGTTTTTTCTTTTTATTAAATAATCCAAAACCTTTCCTACTAGCTTGACCCATTGGCACATGAAATGCTTGATAAGACCTTTCAACACCATCAATGTTACAAGTGCTTCTTATCTCTTGTTTAAAAACTGTCCATAGAGGGTCAAATACAACCTTCATAACTGGGTCATTCAATGCACATGCTAAAAGATTAGTTAACAACATAACATCCATTTGATAAAACTTCAATGACTTTTCATCTTTAATATTACCTAGAAGTATCTGAGGGTCTGCAATTATATCGAAACCTTCCTTCTCCATTTTTCTACTACGATTGTTGATAAGAGTATATGCATGTCCAAATTGGTCATGTGGAAGTTGAGATAAAACTTGCTGGTCTTGAGTGTAAGTGCTGAAACCTGTACTTTTTATATTTTTATATCTATCATTTACTTCATCAAAAATTGTCTTTAATTCATCTTTTGCATTCTCCTCTTTTTCCTCAACCATACTAAAAGTAATTAGAAAATATATATTTATAAGTTTGTTTAATTTTTCTTTTTAGCTGTTGCACTTAGCCAACAAAGATAGAATCCAATTAGAATAAATGGCAATCCCCACATGGTTGAATAACTACTAAATGGTGGTGCAACAGTATTATACTGATATGTAATAATCTGATTTGCCACTTCTCCTGTTACAGTCATTCCAGATTGTATTTGAATCCCATCTAGTATCACATAAATTCCTAAAAAAAGAATCCAGACACCAGCAATAAATCCAAAGACAACTCCTCTTTTATCAATAGTTGACATTACAAGTAGAATTACCCATATGATTAACCATACCAGCAAGAGTATTTCATTCATTTTTTCCCTCACATGTAATCTGATTCCCAGTATATATAATTTTAAAAAAAAGAAAAGATGATGGTATATTAGCTCTGTGTTCTACCTACAGACCTAGAAACCACGTGCAATCATAATGAGAGCAAGCAATCCTAAGAAAGTTGGTATAACTGATAACACAGTGTTTGGTATACCAGTAATGTTAGATGAATCTAAGACATCTTGTATGGTTGGGATAGCAACTGCTGAAATAACAATAACTACAACCACAATGGATATAACAAAGTCCACAGGGTTAACAGCTCCTCTAAATCCTTGTTTACTAAACATTGATTTTCTACCTCCTCTTCTGCTACTTTTTCTTTTTTTTTCATGTGAAAAAGCCAAAGACACATGACTATGCATAGATTCTATAAAAGTAGAAATTGCTGTCTTATTATAAATACCTTAAGATTTCTTTTTTATTATTATCATGTAGTTTTTTCTTGATACAAGACCCATATCAATTAACTGTTTTAAAAGTTCTCTTGATTCAGCTCTAGTGTATCTAGTATACATGAGAGATTTGCAGATTCTAGTTACTTGAGAATCCAACAAACAAGCATCATATAACTCAGCTCTGATTCTTTCTAAATTATCTCCATTGATTCTTATGTTTTCAACCAATGCAAAAAACTCACTTACTGTTAGTTTCTTTGAAGTTCTCTTCTCCAATAACTCATTTATCTTTTTATGAATAGGTAAAGGACTCTCCTCCTCTCCCATGATTTACCTCCTCATTTATATTTTAATTTTTTTTCCAGATACTTTCTCAAAAAACTCCCATCTGTCGTTTATTGGGTCATAGATTCCCTGAATTATTTTTTTCTTGCTCTGACACATTATTGGTGGTGTCCCTTTTTTTGTTATTTTAATCAGACCAAACTCTCTTTTTCCTTCATATGTGACTATTGCTTTAGGAAATGGGTATTTTTTCCTCATTCGTTTTATGACAGTATCCCAATTTTTTACTTTCATGTTACCTCCTGACCCATTTAATCAATGCCATTCCTATCATAAGACCAACCATGACAGCTACAACTATCTTCAAAGGTGGAATGAATACAAATACCAGAGATAAAGTAGGTATCATAATAACAACAACACCTTCAAAAGGAATATACAGGACTAGAGCAAACATCATAAAGAAAAGTAATATGATTAATCCTATCAATGCTGGTTGTCCAATAAGGTCAGTACCCATGTCTACGAAAGGTTGAGTGATACTAGACCAGTTTACAGCAAGAACAATCCCTGATAGTATGTTTTCCAGCATTTAGTCCCTCCCCATGACAAAACTAATTGTAGTCAAAATCAACAGTGTGTTAAATACAATGACAAGTAATATATTTACTTCAAAAGGTAATCCCTCAGCTTCAGTTGTAGTCATTACAGGAAAGAACATTATGTTAGCAACCATATTTAGAATGAAAACAGGAATCGCAATAGATAATATGCTTTGACCAATGTAACCAGCACCAGCAAAACCAGTTATTATAGCTCCAGCTAAAGACAACCCCATAAATGCAAGACCTATATCAGAAAAAACACTTTGTCTAATATCTTCTAATAAATCTCCAGCAGAATAAGGTTCTACATCTTCAAGAGCTTCAACATCCTCATTTTCACCCAATACTTCAGTTGATACATATTGCACTATTGGACTTACAAATCCAAAAAGATACATTCCTATTATCAACCCTAATAGAATTAAAGCAAATACTGTTACACTACCTTTCAGTTTCATTATCTCCCCCTCATTAAATAGATTAACACCACATAAATAATTGAAGTTGAAAGCAGAATCCACCAAGCAGAAATACCTCCAATTATCATATCTGGTTTTAAAGAAAACATGATTCCCATAACAATGATTCCACCTACTCCTATCATAGCACCAGCTCCAAACTTAGCTAAGAATCCCATTACAACCAACATGAGAATAATTGTGATTATCAACCATGCTTCATCAGGAAAATCCTCAACTCTTTCAATTACATTTTGATAAATCCAAAACTCTCTGCATCCATCTTCAGTTCCAAATATATATATTGGGTATCCTACTTTTTTAAATGCACATACAAAGGCATATCTACCTGACACATTTTCTGTTGTGTAAGTTATTTGTCCTCCAGAGCTAGTTGATTTATTATCACTATATAAGAGTTGCCAACCTACTGTTACATTTTCAGAATCAAGAGTTGAATTATAATAGTAGACACTTGCAGAAAACCATTCAATAAGGTTATCACTACTTGAAATGTTAAAAAATAGATTAATAGAATCTGTGTGTTGATATACAATAGGTTCTATGCTCCAAGTAATATTTTTAAATACAGAATAATTAACAGGTGGAATAGAACCTTCAAATAACAACTTGAAAGTATGGGTCTTAATCTCAACATCTGTAATAATATCTGCAATCTCAGTCTGATACCCATCTTTAGATAAGATAATTTTATACTGTTCTCCATCTAATAAATATATTTCTGTTGTCCCCTGAGCTGTTGTGTATAAAGATGAAATCTCTCTAAACTCTTCTCCAATGTAACTTTTAAATTCAATGTGAACATTTTGAATTGGTTGATTAAATTCATCAATGACATTCATCTGATAAAGACTACTTCCTTCATCAGGTGGTAAATAAGCATTCATACCATAGTAGCTCCCCAGTTCTACATCTCTGTAGTATATCCTTTTCTCATATTCATCATGTTCATATGTTACTATTATCTTATCAAATACTGGAGATGCATCAGGGAGTATTGTAATAACATCCCCTTCAAGTGTGAAAGGTGGATAATAAGGAGTTGCACCATCCCATGTTGAAACATTAGTTGTTGATTTTTCATTAGGATTTGTCTCCAACACAACATATGTGATAGTTTCATTTTCTATTGCTGAATAACCCTCAAAGTTTTCACTTTTATCTGAATAGTTCTGAGAAGCACTAAAAACAAGTCTTATCTTGTCTCCTAAAGGTAACTGGGATACATTCAGTACATGTGGATTTGTATTATTTCTGCTTTCATATGTCTGTGTCCCATTTTGATTGAATATTTCAATATCAAACTCCAGACTTTCATTTGTTACTTCATCAAAACAATTAGTGACCATACCACCTATTGAAAAATTCTGTTGGACACTATATGACCCATTTGCATAGCTCCACATTGAATAAAAATAACTTCCCTCAGAATATGGCACACTTACAATCTGTCCAGTGTCATTATATAATTCATCTCCATCAGTAATAGATGTTGGATAACTGTTAAGTTTTCTCCTCACTAATGTTGTATTTGCACCACTTCCTTTAGTCCATGTTACCCTCAATGAAAAATTCTGTTGAATTGCTGAATTAATGTTTGTTGGTGGACATGGTTTAAATTCTATATTTGTACTGGAATTATTATCTGAATGCTTATCTCCTGACCAACTCCATGCTCTATAAAATTGATAATTTCCTCTCCCTGTTGTATCTTCAAAAGATGTAGCTGTATCATTATAAATAAGTGTCCCATCTTCAATGTTTTCTGGATATGAATTATTTTTCCTAATTATTGTTGTCTTATCAGCACCAGTTCCTTTTGTCCATGTCAAAGTAACAGTACAAGTATCAAGAGTTGAAGTAAAATCAGTTGGTTCGTTACATTTAGTCCAGAAATCAATTTGCTCTAAACTATTTGTGAATGATGTTGCATTTTTAACCCATGCTGTAACATAGTAATGAGTCCCCTCTGTCAAATTATAATCAAAGATTCTAAAAGTCCTATTTCCTTGTGCATCAACTTCTCCTTTTGTTATATTATGATGAAAATTATCTTTTGTAACAGGATTTGTCGTTCCAACCCAGAAACCATAATCGTACATTCCATTACCACCTGTGTCTATGTATCCTGTATGGTTAGCACTTGTCGTTTCTATATCATTGGATTCATTAACTTTGACTACAACATTATCTATTGTTCTAAAATGAAAAGTGTTATTTGTCCAGTTAAAAGAATCAGTCACATTTACACTCCACCAATATATTTCATCAACAACTGAAAAATTAGAATTTGTCTGACTTATATTACTTGGAGTTGCACCACTAATGCTTAAATTCTTTCCAAATTCTACCCAACTCCCACTTGAATTACTTAACCAGTGAGCATCCATAGTATCTTTATTATAATCACTTACTGTAACATTCATAGTTGGAAATATAGGAGTATACAAACTTCCATTCACTGGTTGTTCACCTGTAATATTTGGAGCAACATTATTAAGAATACCTAAAAAATCAACATACCCTGTTATATAATAATCATTTTCTCCTCCATAATCATCTGACCCTGCTACTCCATATAAATTTCTAAAACCCAATGTATTATCAGTTGTTGTAGACAATGAATCAAGAAGGTCTGTTCTTTCTGAATCATTATAAAGATATAAATATAAATTATTACCTTGTCTTTGCATATCTGCATAATATACTTTTGTTCCATCATGTGCATGATTGTAGTAATAGTCTGTACTTGAATTTCTTGATTGAAGTCCAATTCTTAATGTGCTTCCTCCATCAGTACAATAGAGATAAACTGATGTACCACCTATAAAATCATTTTTAACTCCAACATGGTCTGTCATGGCAACAATATAACCTAATCCTTCTGCTGTTGTACTTGTCACTTTAAATGTAAAATTAAGATTCCAAGAAATACCCCAATATCCTTCTCCATAATCCTTATAGAGATAAACATTCTCACTTCTTTTTAGATGTGTAAATGTAGCTCTATTTGAAGTTACTGAAAGTCTGTTACCAGCAGAATCAACTTCTGTGAAAGTTGTAAAATCAACGTAATCTCCCCAGAAAGGGTCAATATAATATCCATGCTCCCATGTCATATCACTGGGTTTAACACCATACCAATATTTTCCAGTAGTTCCTTCTGTCATAGTCACAAAACATTTTAAAGAATAATTGACATCTTTTACTATGGTGACATCTTCCAAAGCATATGCTGTTGTCATGTTTTCAAAATCTATTGTTTTAATCTCAAATTCCTTTTCTAAAAGATTCCAATCTCCTTCACCAACTTTATAGTATACTGGAGCTGTTGGTCTACAATATGTAGTATTAAAAAGCCATACTGCATCAATATCCCCTTCATATCCTTTGCTTCTGACTGTAAAAGTCACCCATTCATCTTTTTTTATTGTATGGGGATTTGCACTCAAGTATGCATTTTCATTATCAATGTAAACAGTATCGCCATCATATACTTCATCTACTCCTTGTACTGGCATGAATACGATTATTGAATTGAGTAACAATAGCATTATTACTAGCATATGTTTTTTCATCTAAATCTCCTCTTATTGTTCTCTGTGTGGTGACACATACCATAATGCACCATAGAGAATGAATAGGAATATGAATAATGGTGACAAAGCAACCAGAGTCCCTACAGAATCATCCATTTGGGGTATGACTTCATCAAGTATCTCTTTGAGCATTGGATAGAGCTGAGAATATGCAATAATGCTCATAAATGTCATAAGCATGGCATGGAGAGTGTATTGTCCTTTGAGTTGTATCTTCTTTAGCTTTAGCCAAATTTTTCTTAACATCCTCATTTTTTTCCTCCTTTCTTTTTCTTTTTTTTCTTTTTGTTTATAAAATTGAAATCGAAAGTAACCTTATCTCCTTTAGTTGCACCACCTTTAGAACTGTAATCAAAATTTATCTTATCTTTTTTTGCTTTCTTTTCAGCTTGTCTCATTTCAACAGTCTTAACTTTCCCTGTCCTCTGAAACTCCTCCCATATCTTCTTAGTGACCTTTGGAGTTGTAGCTTTACCATATTTTATCTGAGATGTCTGGACACTGAAGGGGTCAGCTAGAACAGTCTTTAAAGCAATCCTCTTCTTACCTAGCTTGTATGGTCTCTTTCTAGGTCTCCCTACCTTTGCTTTCTTTTTTGGTTTAACCTCTTTACTGTCCCAAAGAATAGGAATAGGTGTTAATGGTGTAATAGGTTCTATATCACTCAATGGAGTTGTATCAAATATTGATTCTTGAGCTGTTTCATATGCCATCTTAGATTTTTGTGCTAAAGATAGTTTCTGCTTTTGAATTTGAGCTTGAGCTGTGTCTATTGCTGGAGTTGTTAAAGTATCAAATCTATCTATCTGCTTCAATCCAGTTCCTTGTATTGTCATTTCTCTAGTTCCTAATACTGACTTTTCAGCTTTAGCAACAGACAAAGATAAAATAGATTTGAGTCTTGTATCTGTTTTTGTCTTTGATTCCTGAGCTACAATAGATACAGGTTTTGTCCTTAAAGATGATGATAGTTCAGTTTTAGAAGTTGTTAATTGTATTTTTCCTGTATCTTTTATTATAGGTTGTTTTTGTTTAACTACAAGACCACCTAATCCACCAGCAGAAACACCAGTTGGTGGTGCTGTAACAATATCTTTTGTCATAGATTTGGCAACTACCTGACCAATTACTTTTGCTGTTATACCATAGTCTCCTGTTACATCAACAGCATATTCTTGAGTTGTCAACGAACCTCCTTTTCCAGCATCTAATCCTTTGATTGATACTGGTTTTGCACCACCATCTTTACTTATTTTTGTAAACCTGAAAATCCTACCTGATAATTTTACAGTTCCTTTTTGAAACATTCCTGAATATTTCCCTCCATATTTGAAAAGGTCTAGTTTAATTCCATGTTCTTTAGGATATACTTTTCCTGTAAACATCTCTTTAAAAATATTAGTAGTCCCTTTTTCTCCAAAAGGTTGTTTTAATACATTTGTAAATCCTTTTCCCCCTACTGGTTCGTGGACTCCATATGCATAGTATCCTTTTTTACCAGAAAGTAATTGAGAAGTACCTTTAGAAAAATAAATATTTTCTTTTGGAGTTTTTACTACTAATTTTGCTGTTGTATCTGCATCTAATATTTTATAAAATGATTTTTCTTTTCCTATTCCTGTAAGTCTTTTGAATATGCTTCCTTTACTTGTATAACTCATTGACCCTCTACCAGCAGTTACATGCAAATCTTTTCCTACTTTGTAACCAGCTCCTTTGAACATTACATCTGCTTTGACTCCTCCAACATCATATTTTCCATAAAGTTCAAACTTGGTGACTCCTCCCTCTGGTGCTTCTTGTATGACTTTTAAATCTGTAGCTTTTACATCTACTGTTTTTATCTTAGGTAATCTACTTTTGAATAGTTTACCTCCAGCTTTAAAAGAACCATAAGCAAGACCAACAGTGAAACCAGTCTCAGCAATAGCAGAAGGTAAATCATAAGGAGATTCTACTCCAGTTCTAAGAAGAGTTGCACCAGTTGTTACAACTCCAACACTTCCAAGTGATACAAGACCTCCTTTAGCTCCTAATACAGAAACTTTCCCTAATGTTGTAGCTCCAAACTTCCCTAATGTTGTAGCTGTAGCTCCAGTTACTCCAGATGCACCAGCTCCTACTCCAGTCAAAACATAACCAGTTCCTAATGTAACAGTTGGCAATATCACACCACTAACAACAGCACCAGAAGATATTACTTTACCAGTGTAAGCAAGACCTCCTTTTTTAAGAGATGATTTCAGACCTAGACTGAACTCAGCAATTTTTTCTTGACTTCTCTTAGTATATCCTTCATCTCCAGTAATTGCACTTGCAACACCAGATGCAACAGCACCTATTCCTAGAGGAGACTGAATAAGACTTCCCATAGAAAGCTGAGTTGCATGAGCATCTTTACCAGCTAATACTTGTTTGGTACTCATAGCTAGACCTATAGGTGGAAATACCAAAGCACCAGCTTTCTCCCACAGCTCAGGTTCTTTATATCCAATTTTACCAGCATAAACATATTTATGAACATCAACTGCTGAAGGTAGACCAAATTCATATGCACCTTCTTTTACATCAAGAGTATATCCTTTTCCTTTGTAATCAATCAATGTTGTCTTTGCTTCTTTCATTTGAGTAAGACTAGATTCCATTTCAGGTAATGCTTTCTGATAAGATTGAAGAGTTGTCTTTTGTTCTTTTAACTTCTCCTGAAGATAAGCTGTAGCTCCCTCCTTATCAAATACGTTAGCAACTCCCTGAAACTTCCATTCCTTCTGGTCTGATACTTTAATGTCTGCTAACATTGTTTCTATAGATTCAATATTCTTTGTAATTATTGGCAAACTCTTTTCAACATTTGTTATAGCAGTTTCAGTCTGTCCAATTTTTCCTGTTGTTTTTTGTATCTCTGTAGTGAAATCAAAATCCTTTGGGTCATAACCATGTTCTGTAAGATAAGGAGAAGGGTCTCCCCATTTCCAAGTTGTACTTTTCTCAGGGGTAATCCATACATCTCCTGTTTTTTTAGTGCCAAACTCTGGTATTGCTGAAGCATCTCCTCTTGGTTGTACTTGTATTGATTTTGTTGTTGGTTGATTAACCAGTTCTCCAACTTGTACTCCTTTACCTCCTGATGTATCAAGCATTGGCATAGGTCTACCTGTTACAATATCTATTTCTTGGACATCTACATCTTTAACATCAGATATTGCATTAGTCTTTACCTCTTCAGGTTTATATTCATAAAGCAATAAACCTCCACCAACAGTCTCTTTAGCTTCAGGGACATATTTTTTTACATTCCTACCTCTACCCAGTGATTCAACAGAAAGAACAGTACCTCCTCTCTGAGAAATCTGACTAGCCCAATTACCTTTAATGTTTCCTTGAAAACTTTTTACCTCTCCTGATTTAGTTCTCCATTTTACTCTAACAGAAAAACCTCCTCCAGCACTTCCACCACTAGATGATACTTTAGGAGCTGGTTTATAGAACTGATAACCTTCATCTTTCTTTCTTATCTTCCAACCAGCAGATTGTTTTTCCTTTAGAAGTTTCTCCTGTTTTTTTAATTCAGCTTCAGAAACATCTATCTTTTTTGCCATACTAGATAAAGTACCAAACTCAGACTTGATTCCTTTTATCCTTGCTAATCTGTCATACCAGAATCTAGGTGTGGTTCTAGGATGCACCCTTCTAAGATGCTCTATTGATTTCTCACCAGCTTTTCTCCTTTGACTCAATATACCTCTCTGTTCTTGTATTGATTTATATTTGGTCTCAATATCAGTAAACAAACTTCCATAGGTTACATTTGTCATTATCTTACCTCATAAATATTCATGTTATCACTTTTTTTTGTTCCAATTTCTGCTTTTGCATTCTGGACATTCTTTTGGTTTTTTCTTTCTTGCTTTCCAGTTGTATCCACATCTCTTACATTTTTTCTTGTATGTTTTTTTATTCATGGTATCACTATGATTATGATTATGATTAATATTCTTAAATAGCTTCTTATTATAAATAACCTAAGAATTTAAAAATACTAAAAAGAAAGCAGAGGGAGAGAGATGGTAAGACCCTCTACCTTCTACAGGTATGATAACATATTAGCAAAAAGAATATATAATTATGTATATTTATTACTTTGTATCCCATTTAATATCTTCCAGACCTTTCTTTCTGAATTGCCTACCTAGTACCTTGTCTTTATGTATTCTAGTTCTAGGAAACTTCCAAAGTGTCTTTATTCTGATAGTATGTCGAACTGTTACATGACTAGGATATACTTTAATTACTCTTTCAGTTCTGAACTTCCCTTGTTTATCAATATAAGTAACATATTTATTCTTTAGGTCTGCTTTTGCTATCATACATATCTTATGGACTTCTAGCAATATATATGTTTGTAACATATTATTGTGTTTTATGGTACTCAGTGTTTCATATCCAATCTATTTCGCCAGTAGCAGTAACATTTTATGCTTAAATATTGTTGTATTTGTTGTTTTTTAAAAAAAAGACTAAGGAGTGTGAGAAAATATCACACCCCTATTTCGACATGATGATACAGGGTTTTATCTCTTCATTGTTTTTACAAGATAAGATTTTAATGACAACAAATCCTCTTTTTAGATAGTTGTTTACTTCTTTCTCAGAATAGGATATTTTTAGCTCCTTTATCTTTTCCAATTTCATCAGAAGTTTATAATGTTACAAAGTATAAAAAAGAAGAGGGGAGAGGTCACTGAAAGTATTACTTAAATTTTTTTTGTTTTTCCCTAATGTTTTTATTTAAAAATTCCTGTAGTCTAACTACATCCTTATCACTAAACCAAATTGAAATTTCACTAAGATGCTCTTTTTTCTGGATGTACTCATTAAGATTTATATTATCAACATGTATCCAGAGTTTGTATTTCTCTTCTGTTCTATCATTTGGTAAAAAATGTAATGACTGGGTTGTTATGTTAGTTCCTCTGAGTTGTTTTTTATGTGTAAATAAGTTCACAGTAAGATGTAAATTAATTGCATCTAATTGAGTTCCCTTTGCTTTCTTTTTCTCTTCAGCTTCTTTCTCTGGGTCTCTAGGTTTAACTTCCCAGTGGTCAGTAGTTGATACCCATTCATCTTTCATCATTTTTTACCTCTCTAAAACTTTTACAATTATTACAATATTCTCCTATTAATTTCCAATCTATCTGTTCATTGTTATCATCATATACTTGTTGAGTTATAATTGACATTACCCTAAAACACTTTTCACAATAACTCATTTAATTACCTCATTTTAGTTTATCTCTAGCTTCTTGTCTCAACAAGTCTAATGAATATATGACGTCATGGTATAGTATTTCATTTATTTGTTGTTTAATATATTCTTTATCATTTACATATTTCATTATCATTTCATTTGTCTCTTTGTTTTCCTCAACCTTTTTAATTATTTTTTTCTTGATTTCTTTATCTATTGTTGCTTTACATTCTGTTGCATATTCAATGTTGCTTAGTATGGTGTTAATAAAATTTTTTTCTGAAATATATAATTCTATTTTAATAGACATTTAATTACCTCATTTTAGTTTTTTTAATTTTGTTATCATAGCTCCAGCTTCAGCTTTAGTCTTAGGTCTCTGAGTACCACCTAAAGAGCTGATGTAGTTTAACTGGGAGTTGGTTGGTGGGTCGTTTAAAGTGCTTTGTCTGTTTGATTGACCTTTAACTTCATTGTATCTGCTAGTATGTTCATCAGAATTACATCTAGGACAGAATGCTTTTTTATTAAAAGTTTCCAACTGTTTAACAACTATCCCTCTCACAGGAAAATGTTTTTTACATTTATTGCAATAATATTTAGTGTCTCTAGGTTTTCCCATGATGATTCCTACAACTTATATTTTGGTAATGGTGGTCTGTCTCCCCCTGATGGTTTTGTTTTCTTTGGTTTCTTTTCTTTAATCAGTTCTAATTGCTCTTCATCTATAGTTTCTGATTCTTGATACAGTCCAGCTTTGTCTATTTTTGGTTGTATCGAATATCTGATGCACCCATTTAGATATACTGCGACACATACAATTGTCCCTTCAAATCCTGTTATTGTGTCTTTTACTTTATCTCCATTCTTAAATTTTGTTTCCATATTATTACCTCTTTTTTATTTCTCTTATAAATGATAATGCTTTCTCTATTTGTTCAAGTGTCAACTCACTATGGTATCTCTTTAAATCATCTCTGATTGCATTTTCAATGCTGATTATTCCCCATATCCAAAATGCAATTTGCACTATAACAGCAATCAACAGCACAACAAAAAGTAATATTGTTTCTGCTTCCATTTATACCACAACATATCTCAATTTTCCTGAGCTGAAATCCTTATTGATTCTACCTAGTCCTCTAAGATAAAATAAAACAGCATTGACTCTCCATTTCATAATACCAGTTTCAGAACAAATAAAATCATTGTGTGTCCCTGAATATGATACTGCTGAATAATCTTTTTTTATTGCTTCTAGTACCTTATCTATCTCTTCTATATGAATTACTGCTTGATAAGTAGGAATGAATACTCCTTTGCTTTCTTTTTTATTGAAAACTATTTTTTTATTAATTAATTTTCTAGCTTTCTTAACATTGTTTTTTTTGTTTTCTTTTGTAATTTTTTTCTGACAGTCTTTACAATATGCTTGTAATCCATCTTTGTTTGTTTTGCATGTATAAAATAATTCTTTTGATTTCCATTCTTTGCACTTATAACATTGTTTTGCATTGAACATTAGTGTTTCATCATTTTTATGTAAATTAGATTCTGGTTGATTCTTAGCTCTGAAAACATCCATTGTTGGTTGTTCTGCTGGTTGTTTAGCTGGATGAATAAGAGTCTTATTCTTATTGTTCTTTTTCAAAAGCTCTTGGTGTTTAATCTTGACTATATTTGCAATCTGCAAAATAATGTCTGGGTCAGTTATGGCATCAATCTCTTCAGAAAAATGAAAGATGTAATCCCATTTGTTTTTCTGCTTTTTTAAATATTCCTTTATTTCAGATATTGTTTCTGTCATATGTCACCTTACCTTTATTATTTAATCTAAATATATTATTGGTTTAAATAATTAATTGTCCTCTTCTGGGACTTTATCAAGTATCTGTTCATCTTCAGGAATCTTATTAGCTTCCATCTCAGCTCTTCTTTTAATAAACCTTGCTAATCCATCTGGAATATTGTAATTATATCTGATAGCATTGACTTCAAAAATGATATTATCTTCTGTGCTTCTTTTGGACAGAAATTGTTTATTTTCTTTATTCTTAATCAAATCTTCTACTATTTCCTGTTGAGTCATTCTATTAGCATCAATCTCTTTATCATCTTCATTTTTACCAGCTCTTTCTCTCATTTGCTCTACTATTTTATCTTTGAAAATTTTAGAATGCTCTTCATATACTTTTTCTAATTCTTTAGGTGGTCTAGCAATATTAATTTTTTTTAGAATTAATTTAATTCCATGAGCATCCTCATTTCTCATATTGAATCTGCTGTAAACATAATAGACTTTCCCAGTTCTTTTATTGTACTTGACATCAAAAGGTCTAGAAATAGCACAATTATTTCCCATCCTATTCATTTCATAAAATCCATGAAATAATTTTCTAGCTTGAGAATCAATATAAGACACATCCTGAGTAACAAAATAGACAATAGGTCTGTATCTACCAAAGACCTGTAAAACATATGAAATTGATTTATTTGCTGTGTTGTACCATTCTCTAGCTGGCATACCTACTCCAGCTTCATCCCAAACAATAGCTCCTCCTATGATGTTTTTCTTTTTAATATCTTGTAGAGCTGTCATAAAATCATTTGGAAAATATACAACTCTCTTCCTGATATTCTCCTCAAAGGTTTTATCTAGTACATGACTCATTGTTAAAGCTGTAAGACTTTTTCCTACTCTATGCTTTCCTGTAACCATTCCTAGATAATTAAATTTGAAGGTATGTATCCTTTTGAAGATATGTCTAAAATAAAGACTTGCTAATGTCTTGCCATCAACATCTCCAAAATAATCCAAATTATCGTTTAAAGATAATCCTTCCATCATCTATTCTTTTACCTCCTATTGAGACACCACCTCTGACTGTATGAATAAGGTCTAGGTCAGTTGCATCCAGCTCTCCCTCTGCTTCCAGCTCTACAATAGGACTGTTCATAAGTATTCTCATATTATGTTCATCAACTTCTAAAGCATATTTGTATCTTAAATTCAGTTCAATCAGGTCTTTGTCTCTGCTTGTTTTGTCTCCCTCCTTTACTTTTTTAATCTCTTCATCTAATTGTTTATACCATTTCTTGACCTCTTCTTTAGCTGTTCTAGGAGTATATCTTTCCAAAAGAATTGACAGAGCTTTGGTCTTAGTACAGAAAGCATACTTGTCTTTATTATCCTGTGACATAGCATTGTGGTCTATATTAGAAAACATAAGACCTACTGACCTTTGCTTTATTGTCTCAGTAGGTGACATAAAAGGAGTTACTACTTGTTCTTTAGTTTCTACTTTAATATCCTCACCACCTCAATATCGAATCTCTTATAATGAGAGAGACTTAGATAGTGATATGAATATATTGTTTAACTACTTTTTTATCTCAATAAATACTGTATTATAATCTTCTGTTTCCCTCCTGTTGGTAGTTTCTAAAGAGAGGACAAGAATTGGAAAAACATTATATGTGTTAGACATTATTCAGGTTAATTGTAAAATCTTCTGGGGAAAAAGTGTATGCCTAACTATACAGATAGTAATGTTGAACACATAATAGATGCTGATGAATTTAAAGCTCTTTACAATCACTGTAGGACTGTTACAGACCAGACATGGATAACTATGTTGTGGTTGACTGGTGCTAGACCTCAAGAGCTGATTGAAATGACAAAGAAAGATATTACAATAGAACAAGATAAGATTAAGTTTCATATTAAAACAAAGAAGATAAAAAAAACAGGTGGTTTTATTGTAGAAAAAAGAACTCTTGTTTTGAAAATATTATCAACAGAGAGATATGTTAAAACTATTGAGAGACATTTAAGCAGACTGAAGGATGATAGTTTGATATTTCAGTTTTCAAATAGAACAGGTTTTAATATTATCAAAAGACTTGGATGGACAGTTTTAGGTATAGGAATATGTCCCTACAACTTCAGACACAGTAGACTAACTCTCCTAGCTGAAAAGGGAGCTACTGTTGATACTTTAATGAAATTCAAAGGTGCTAGAAATAGGAGAAGTGTCAGACCTTATCTTCATGCAAGAAAGGTAGAGTATGAGGTAGAGGTGGATGCATGACCTTCTACTTTGAAAAGTATAAGAAGTGGGAGAATAAGCTAGAGGTCAAATTGAGAAAACCATTACCATATGATTTTATGATTGTATTCAAGCTGATGGTTGTCATATACTTTATTTCAACACTTTTTGACCTGTTATTTACATATGTTACTTTTCATCTGACACCTGAACATTTTTTCAAATATGAATTTTCTTATATCATTAAACGAACATTTGCTGGAGATGAAATCTATTATTTTATTTCTCTGTTGTTTTTTATACTTCCAATATTATTTGTTTATTATTTTTCAATAAAACAAAAAAAGAAATATGGTTTTTACATCTGTTCATCTAGGTATTTTCTCATGTATTTATTCATTGGAAGTTGGATGCATATATTAGGTGGATTGACTAATTTCATTTACCTAGCATCTCTCAGAGTGATTTGATATGAACAGAGAGAGAAAAATAATTATTATTATTCTATGCCTTTTGAGTATCTACCTGATTAAAACTTCTCTTACTCCCCATTACCTTGAAATTGTTGAAGATAGACATCTTTATGATTTTGACCATTACCAAGAGATAAGTAAATGGTTCTTACGAGTTGATAGTATCGAAACTGGTAGACAATATCAATACCCTCCTTTGTATCCCATCATAGTTGCTCCTACTGTGCCATTAGGTTATGAGACTAAAGAATGCTTTACATATCTTCTCTTCCTTGATAATATTTTTATCACTCTTACATTCATTCCCTTATTTTTCCTATTGGATAAATGGTTGTCCTTTCATAACAGTGTTGGCATTAGCTATTTTCTTGTTCTATTCAATCTTGGTTTCACTCCTAAAAACATTGGTTTTCCAATAGCTCTTGCAACATTATTATTTACTTGTTTTATTTATTTCTTTTACAACATTGACAGTAAATTGAAATCCAGCTCCTTTTTTTTTGGTCTACTGATATTTACAAAATATGTTTTCTTTTTTTTATCTCCAATGATACTTGTATGGATATACTTGAGACATAAGCATTCAAGATTGATAACAACAATCTTTTTTTTCACACTTTCATCTTTATTGTTCTCCCTATGGACTCTGAGAAATATATTACTACATGGTCTGAGCATAGAAGGTGCAATAGGTGGATATGGAGATTCTTTCACAACAGAGACACCATTAAACATTCCTGTATCTTTGATTCCTGAAAAAATATCTTCAATTTTTTCTGATGGTGTTTCTATTGCAATAACAAATTGTTTTGTTATCTTCGTACTTGGATTCTTGGTTATCATGTATTTTTATCATATGAAAAAAGATATATTTATGGATATATTCAATCTGAAATTATATCATTTCTACATTGTACTGATGTTTAACTTTTTGATTTTCTTTTTTGTACTTGGAATGACATACAGGAATACAATATTTCACTGGAGATACTTGACCTACCTGTTACCAGTTTACATAGCATTTGGGATTATGCCATTTTTAAAAATAATAAATTATAAACAATCCAGACATAAAAAGAGATAGTAATAGCTGGCACAAGAGGGTATTCTACCTTCCAGAACTGTTTTTTAGAGACTCTGTTCTTATTGAATATGTAGATAGTCCAGACTACCCACATAACAAGAAAGATGCCTAGAAAGAGATAAAATGCTTCTGTGGTGTCAATAAAGAATGCTAGACTAAAGAATATGAGGAAATCTCCTAGACCAAAAGTAAAAAGAGAAGGGAGAGCAAAGATAAAAGCTGTAAGGATAACTACTCCTATAGTATCCATGATGTTATTTCCTGAATAAATCATGTATAAGATACTACATAACAAAAGTAGAAAAGGAGTGTAAAGTTCTACAGTTTTTGTCTTGTAGTCATGCTTACTAGCTATGAAGAGTATAAAACAAGTAATAGCTAAAAATACCAGCTCAAACATGTTCTCCTTAACTATTTTTCTTGTCTTTTTTTCTTTTCAATGCAACGAAAGGTAAGAAAACCATGCAACCTAGAACCATAGGCATGACCATCTGATTTGATACTATGATAAATTGTCCACTAGAACCAGAATCTCCAGCAATCCCTAAAAAGAAAGAGACATCTGTGTCATAATCGAAAGCTGGATTCCATACAGAAGCATTCCAATAGTACATAGTATCTGCAACAGTCATATTAGAATTAGTTGCATAGATAGTTCCATTTTCATATACTTTCATATTTGCATACTTTTGCCAAGTACCAGAAGTATTTGAAAAGAAATCCACATAAAGATATTTAGTTATGTTTGCAAATCTGATATATGGATAAAAAGGGTCAGTTCCTTTTGAACAACCACTAATGAAAGAGGTATCTGTCATTTTAATAAACTGCAAATCATACGCATTGGTTGTATTGATAGATTGAGCATTTGTCGTAAATAATAAATCATCAGGATTTCTCCATACATAATGACATTGTGCATTACTTCCATTAATACCATATCCAAGTATTGCTTTATCTTCCTGAAGGATAGTTAAAGAAATATTATTTTGTCCTGTAGATGGCAAAGAATATTCATCCTCCAATTCAAAAACCTTAGTATCTAAAGTTCCAACTCTATAATTTAATTGGTTAGTAGATTTGTTTTGATAATACAACAAACATTTTGTATCATTGAACATCCCCCATTCTGTTTCATTCTGTTCAATGTTATCTGCAACATGTACTCTGGTATATTGAGTTGGATTTGACCCATCTGAATCTTGATAAAATGTTTTCATATAACCAACTTCATTTGTAACATAAAATACTGCAAGATTCCAACCAGAAAAAGATTCATCTAAACATATCAACCTACTAGGAATAGTAACATAACTATTTTCAATAGTTGGAGTTGCAGAAACAACCTTAGTAAAATCTTTATTGTCATCAAAAAACATCACTTGAGTTCTCATGTTAAAATTAACACTTGAAAATATTGCAAGTTTAAAAACAAACTGAAAGAGATGCACATTATCTTTATTTGTAGTATTAGTAACTGCAATACAATCTTCTGCAAAACGATAATGTAAAAGCCCACCAGATGCTTTCCACAACCAATGAGTACCCATATTCAAAGTATCATCATCTGTAACATATAAAATAGCAAATTTTAAATGATATTCAGGTACTATATTCCATTCAAAATTAAAAATAGCCCATGATTCGTTATAAGCTGTAATATCAATAAAAGGATAATTACCATAATCCATAAGAGTTACAACATCTCCAAAAACTATTTCTTTAGTGTTAGGGTCAACATTTCCAACCACACCAGATATATTGTCATTTATGCTATGCCAAATAGTAATAAAACGTGTATCTGTAAGTCTTGCAGTTCTGACATGTGTATCTGTGACATTTTCAACATCTATATTATAATTCTGTCCAAATTCTATAAGATAATCTGTTTCATTGATAAGATAATCTCCAATAGAAACACCAGTGGTAACACCTGTAGTTTTAACTGGAATTTTATATGTTTCATCTACTGTCACTGTTGCACTTGCTTGACTGACTAACAAGACCAATAAAAGAATTGCTGTCATAAATATTTTATTTATTTTTCTCATTTTATTTTTCTCCTTTTTTCTTTTTAACCTTTTTTTCCATTCCCTGACAGGGACATATGCAATAGATAGACCTAACTCTTTTGCAATAATATCTATTTTGCTACAGGTCTCATTTTTAGATTTGAACATATCATTTCTCCCTGTCTATCTTTTTGAAAAGTTAGTCCTATACAACATTGGGGATTTATGCTTACTGTACTTTTCAATTTTTTTTGATTTATTTAATAAACCTAAAGCATTACCTTTCAGATGGTTACTAAACTTTTCAATGTTCAATTTTTTTGCAGTAAAGTAGAAATTACATCCTTTTCTTTGGTATTCCCTTTTCAGATGATTCATTACTACTTTGCATGCCTTCTCCATTGTTACCATACATTTCCTCTCTTTTTGCTTTAATACCTGTCCATAATAAATCAATCAATAGACCAGCTTTAGTGCTTGCTCTTCCCATCTCCATTAGTTTGTCTAACTCTTTGTCTAAAGAAATAGTAGGTCTAAAGATAATTCTTGCTGGTTTTCCTTCCTTATCCAACATTTGTATCAAAATGATATACAAAATTATCTTTAAATAGTTTTTTAAATATTATACATAAAATTTAATATAGGAGCAAAACTATAAT